TGGAGCTGGTGCGCCAGTTGGAGTTACGGCGCGAGCGGGAGGCGCCGTCATAGCTGCGGCGGGCGGGGACCATGGGACGGCCATCGGCGCCGAGGATGAGGCTAGTAGCCACGGCCATGTTCCGGGTAGCGGCGGGTGGCGCGGCCCGCGGAGCCGCTGGCAAGCACGTCCTGACGCGCCATCTTGATGGCAGCCATCAGATCGGCCAGGGATTGGTACTGGATGCGGCGGTCGCCAATCTGCACCGCAAGCTGTCCGCTGGCGGCGGCGGTTTCGAGGGCGGCGAGGTGGGCGGAGGTAAAGGCCAAGCGCTCATCCAGGGCAAGGAGGGATGCTTTAGCATCGCCCAATTAAACGCGCAAAACTACGGGAGTTTGAGCGGGTCATGATGCAGTCGGGCCAAGGGGCGGGCAGATGGCCCTGCCCCCTGGCGGCCGCGGGCGGGCAAAAAAAGATGCAAGAAAGTTAAAAAAAGTTCAAAAAGACGCTTGACCTTGTTGCGCTATGGTGTAGAATATTAATCAAGGGAAGGGGAGATAGGGACGGCGGGGGAACCTCGGTACTGCTAACCGGGAAACACCCAGGGGGATAGAGGCTCCGCGCAAGCGTCCCACCCGACCAAGAAAACAACGAAAAACTTTACCCTTTAACGACTCAGACTTTGGAGAAGACCATGATCAACATCAAGTGGAACGAAAATTACGGTTATTACCTCATTACCAGCGCCGATGGCGCCATCCTTGGCTACATCTACCCAAACGGCTGGCTAGTCCGGCCTAACGGCAAATGCGAAGAATACGCCTCCCAAGACGCCGCTTATGCAGCCATCTGAACCAACCCAGGCCCACGGACGGGCCATAACCGGAGAGATAAGATGAACACCAAGATCAGTAATGACAAAGGCTGCTCGATTATCACCGACCGCGCGAACGAAGCGATGTTTGCGGTTGCAATCAACCATGTGTCCAGCACCGAGGCGCAACCCTACATCGGTGTGAATTTTACCGCCGATGGCAAGATCGTAGGCGGGCGGACGCTGACGGAAGGCTACGCGAAAATGATGATGGCGAAGGCCATCGAGATGGGATGGAAGGTAGAGCAACTGTAATTCACCCCGGCCCACGGACGGGCCACAATCGGAGAGATACAATGTACGAAGTCAAAGCAACATCAGGCCAGTATGCAGGGCAATGGGTAGTTGCCGAATCCATCGAAAAGGCCATTGCCGAATTTGGGCAAGACATCGACAGGTCAACCTTTCGGCCTGTAAAGCCGAAAATTGTCGAGTTCGTGCCCGTCGGTTGCGACGTGGTGCAGTTGATGGATGACGGCGGCGAAGTTTATGTGACGACGGCCGCCGACCAAGAAGCAGCAGAGACGCTCGCGGGCCGATTTAACGCGAGCCGGTTATAACCAATTCCAGGCCCACGGACGGGCCCAACCGGAGAGAGAAAATGACTTATTACCGCAATCTCCCCCGCCACTTGACGGCGGCCCAAGAACACAAGCTAGACGGCATAGTCCAGAAGGCCGCTTCATGCGCGCAATCTGGCATTGGCTACCCGCCGCGTCATGAAAACCCGCGGATCTGGCTGGAGAACTGCGATCAGGCAACGGCCAGCCTGCTGGACCGCGCCATCGCCAACATGGGGCTGCTGCCGGAGGATACGCCATGAGCCAAGCATCCACCCCCGGCGCCGCCCTGGCAGCCATGCGCCCGACTCGGGCCTATCGCTGCCAGGTGTGCGGCGCGACATTCACCGCCAAGGACCGGCGGGCCAAGTATTGCAGCGAGCGCTGCAAACAGGCGGCCAAGTACCGCCGCGCCAAGACCGCCAAACCTACCCCAGCCACTCCCCCTTCCGCCGGCGGATAGTCGCCGGACTGGCGCTGACCCGGCGCGACAGCGCCGGCACGCTTAGTCCGGCGGCCAGGCCGGCGCGGATCTCTTCGTCGCGCTGGCGGCGGTCAATGACCTGGATATAGACCTGGGAGCCGCCCCAGCGCTGGCGCGTTTCGGCGATGGCGCGGCGGCACAGGTCGCGGTCCAGGCCCAGATCCAGGAGGCGGGCCAAGGCATCGGCGAGGGGGTCTTGCATGGGTCAGCAGGTCATAGCCAGGAGGACTGACGGCGCTTGATGGCGGTGCCTTCCGCCGCTTCCGCCACGGGCGGGCGCAGCCCCACCGCGCGCGGCGTATAGGCGGGATCGGCGACGCGGCGGGCCGTGACCTGGGCGAGGTCCACGTTGCTCAGGCGCATGGCGGCGAGGGCATAGACCAGGCAATCAAGGGCCTCGTTGCGCGGGCGGGTCTGCACCCACTCCTGGAAGGGGCGGGAGCCGCGGAACTTGGTCACCAGGCGCTCGGCGCCGAGCTGGGCGAAATACTCATCATCGCAGGCGCCCCCGCGCGGAAAGTGGACGTAGCCCGGGCGCGGGCTGGCTGGGGTGGGGGCCTGGGGCAGCTTGAGGCGGGCATAGAGCAGGCCCTTGCCCTGGTCCACGCCGATGGGTTCCACTTGCAGGCCGGTGCGGGTCTTGCGGCGGCGGCGTTGGCGGCGACGGCGTTCGTCTTCGACCAGGGGGCGGTACAGGCCCGGCACGCCCTTGATGGCCACGCACCAGGGGCGGCGACGGCAGAAGTCGTAAACCAGGCTGGTGTTGTAGCCCGAATCGAGGGCGGCGATCTGCACCGCCGCGTCTAGCAGGGTGTCATGCAGTTCCTCCCAGACCTCGGCGGCGGTGGTATCGCCGGGAATGATGAAGTGGTCTAGCACCCACGCCTCCTCGCCGGCGCCCCAGCCGACAACGGTAGCCTCCAGGCGGTCTTTCTGCACATCCACGCCGGCACTGACCAGGGCCAGCGGCAGGGCGGCGGCCTGGTAATCCTCCAGCCGGCTGATCAGGCTCACATCGTCCAGGCTTTCGCCCTGCTCCTTCCAGGTCTGGCCGAGGTAGGTGTTGATGAAGCCTTTCAGTTCCGCCGAGTCGCCCTGACAGGATTCCCACTTTTGCGCGATCTGCGTCCAGGTCAGGCCCAGGCCGATGGGGGCATAGAGGGCATTGAGGTGGTAGCCATGGGAGTCTTTGACGTGGGGCCGCCGCGCCACCCAGCGGCCGGCGGCGAGCATGGCCGGCTTGTGGCATTCGGCGATCTCGGCGCCGCACTCGTGGCAGACGTACCAGGCCTCCAGCACCTGCGCCAGAGGATGCGGGTCATTGGCCGGCGGCGGCGCCTTGCGATAGTGCAGATGGGCCCATTCGAGCGGCTGGTAGGCATGGCAATGGGGACAGGGCACCTCGTAGCGGCGCTGGTCCGAGCGCTGATACATCTGCTCGATGCGGCTTTGGCCTTCCAACGTCGGCGTGCTGACCATGTAAGTCTTGGCGCGGGTGAAGGTGCGTTGGCGGTTGGCGATGAGGGTCAGCGGGTCGCCTTCGCCGCCCACGTCCCACGGCATGGCATCCACTTCGTCCAGGATGACATAGGGCAAGTGGTCAGAGCGCAGGGAGTCGGGCGAGTTGGCGCCGGCCTTGATCAGGCGGGCGCGGGCGCCGTATTCCAGCAGGTCGCCGCGGTTGGCGCGGTTTCGCGAGGCGGTGGTGACCAGGCCGGCGAGGGCCGGGCTTTCGTCCAGCATCTTGGCCAGGCGCGGGTTGAAGGAGCGGTCGCGCAGCTCCAGGGTAGGCACCACCACCAGCGCGTCCTTGCTGCCGAGGTGGTGCATGAGGTAGCCGATCCAGTTGTACATCGCCTCGGTGCCGCCGACGCCTGCCGATTTCATAAAGACCACGGTGCGCACCGGCGAGTGCTCGCTCAAATCGTCCATGATGGCCTTAAGGTAGGGGGTGACGGCGGTGCGCCAGGGCCCCGGCGAGTTGGTGCCGCTCTTGAGGTGGCGATGGCGATCCGCCCATTGCGACACGGTGAGGATGGGCTTGGGCTTGAGGCCGCGCGCCAGGCGTTGGCCGATCAGCGGCAGGGCCGGCGTGGCGGTGGCGAGGGCATGGCCCAGCTCGGCCATGACGGCATGCAGGGTATCGCTGAGCAAATAGTGGACGCGCGTCTCGTCACTGGCGCCGGCAATCGCCGCCAGCCATCGCTGCTCCAACCGCGCCAGCGCTTGGCGCACCAGGGCCCGCGCGGCTTGGCCGCCGGCAATGGCGGCGCGGGTGTCAGCGGTGGCGCGGGAGAGTTCTCGCAGTTCCTCGGCGACGATCTCCAGGCGCAGGCGGTCCTTGATGATCTGGTGATCGGCGAGGCTGGCCATGGCTTAGCCGGGGAACGGCCGGCCGGTGACCGCGTGGCGGGCGGTCTGTCCGGTGAAGGTTTGCCATCTTTTAACCGCCACGTCCACGTAGGCGGGGTTGAGCTCAACAGCAAGACACCGGCGGCCGTTTTGTTCGGCCGCGATGATGGTTGTACCTGATCCCGAGAAGGGCTCGTATATCATCTCGCTGTCATGATTGCGCATCGGCCGCGCCATGCACTCAACTGGCTTTTGGGTACTGTGTCCGGTTTCGCTTTTGGAAGGTTTCGGGATCTGCCACAAGCATGACCGATCAGCCCGAATGGCATAAACCTTCTTCGCGGCGTCTTTGGCCAGGAAGACCAATTCCCCCGGCCGCACCACGTCTTGAATGTCCTTAAATATGGTGGTTTGGGTGCGGTCCTCGGTAAACCGGGCATTAATCCCCTTTTTGACGACATACCAGCATGGCTCATGCTGGTTGTGATAATTGCCACGGCTAATAACAAGGGAGGACTTAGCCCAAATAATCAGGTTGCGTATTTCAAAACCGGTGGCGTACAGGCTATCGGCTACTGTAGGGCAATGCGTTTGGGCGTGCCAAACATAGGCCACTCCGCCGCCGTGTTTGGCGAACAGTTCCCAGGCGTCCGACCAGTCGGCTTTACCATCGTTGGAGACTTTGTCGATGGCGCGACCGCCGATAGCTGAGCCATCAGCCCGTAGCCTGCGGTTGCGCCAGTCCGCATCGTAGTTGTCTCCATACGGCGGATCGGTCACCATCAAAAACGGCTGGTCAGTGCCCAGCACCCGCGCCACATCATCCGCCTTGGTGCTGTCGCCACACAGCAGGCGATGTTTACCCAAAAGCCACAAGTCACCTGGCTTGCTGACTGGAGTGACGGGCGCTTCCGGGCTGGCATCGGGATGGGATAGGCCCTGCTTTGGGGTTGTTTCACCCAGTAATTCCTGCAGCGACTCTTCATCAAACCCAAGCAAATCCAATTCAAAATCCTCCAGCCGCAGGGCGGCCAGCTCTTGCGCCAGCAGATCCATGTCCCATCCCGCGTTTAGGGCCAGCTTGTTGTCCGCGATGATATAGGCGCGCTTCTGCGTCTCCGTTAGATGGCCCAGGCGCAGGCATGGCACCGTGACCATGCCGACCTGCTGGGCGGCGAGGACGCGGCCATGGCCGGCGATGATGCCGCCCTGGGCATCGATCAGCACCGGGTTGGTAAAGCCGAACTCCTTGATGCTCGCCACGAGTTGCGTGATCTGCGCCGGGCTATGGGTGCGCGCATTGCGGGCATAAGGCGCCAGGCTGGCCAGCGGCAGGTATTCGAGCTGAGTGGGATCGGGCATGGGGGCTCCTGGGTGATGGGCGCTCAGCGCATGGTGCGGATGGCGTTCTCTACCGCCGTGCTGAGGTTCGGCAGCAAGTGGGTATTGGCATATTTCTGGCCAATGCCGATGAAGTTGAAGCGCTTCTCGTAGCTGGGCGCCTTGTCCACGGCGATCATGCGCAGCTTCCACTTGCCGCGCTCCCAGTTATCCGTGCCGCCCGAGATGGAGAAGATGCCGGAGAATGGCCGACCGCGGCGGGAGGTAAGGGTGGCCCATAGATAGACGCGGCCAGCCACGGTGACCCCGCGACGGCGGCGGGTGGCCCGGGTCTGGGTGATGGCGGGGTTGTACTGCGCGCGGCTGTAGGCATCGATATCCGCCAACATCTTCTGCATAGTGGGCCCGCGCACGTTGCCGTAACGGTTGAAGGGGTAGTTTCTCGCCGGCAACAGCCATTGATCGGGACGCAAGAAGGTGCCGCGTAGCCAGTTCTCCGACCCTTTTGGTTTGCGGGTGGCGGGGTAGCCTGGCACATGGGGCTCCAGGTGGCTGAGCTGGCTAGGATCGTAGGTGGTGGTTGGCGTAATGCCCAGGCCAATATCCAGCCAGGGCTGCGTCTTGGTGGCCCAATGGCCGATGGCCACCTTCTTCAGGCTGAAGGGGGTGGGCCGGTCGAAGACCTCGCTCATGGTGGCGCGGACCTTGGTCATCATGCCCGAGCCGGTTTTGTTCAACGCCACCATGGTGGCGTAGGGCAGTTGGGTGCGCTGGATGGCGGTGAGCTGTTGCTTCAATTCGCGGAAGCCGGTGGCTTGAACGGTGATCATGGTGTGCTCCGGGTGAGGGCGGGCATGGCGAAAAGGGATTGAAAATAAACGCTAAACAAGCGTGACACCATAGCGCAACAGAGGATATAATAGCGCAAGGGGAGGCGATAACGCCCCGCGCGAGCGGGGCTTACCACAGGCACCATTTTATGATTCAGACCTTGGCGATCATTGGCTCGCGCCAGTTCACCGACTTCGATCTGCTTTGCCTTGAGGCCGACCGCCTGGCACCGGCGGCGGTTGTCTCTGGCGGGGCGGTGGGGGCGGATACTTTGGCGCGGCGTTATGCCTTGGCGCGGGGCTTGCCTTATCACGAGCACCTCCCTGATAAGGAGCGATACGGCAGCCCCGCTTGTTTCCATATTCGCAATCGCCTCATCATTGCCGACGCGGATGCCATTTTGGCCTTTCCGCGCGGCGAAGGGCGCGGCACGGCGGCGGCTTTGGCTCTGGCACGGCGGGCGGGTAAGTTGATCATATCTCGATAGAGCCCAAACCCAGATCAAGCAGGAAGGCATCCATAGAGGATGTCTCGGCGGGGGCTTGCTGCGCCAGGGCAAAGGCGGGGGCATAGCGCTCCAGCAAGTAACGGGCGCCGTTGGCGCCTCCTTCTGTCATCATTTTGTTGCAGGCCAGCACGATAAACTGCGCCTGCGCCCGCTCCACCCAATAGCGATTCGCTTCCAGCCAGGGCGCCACCTCCTCCTTGGCCATCCCGGCGGCGAGGCAGGCCTGTGGCGGGGGCGACCCAGCTCGCAGGAAGGAGCAGACGCGCTCCAGGTTCGCATCAATCTCCAAGTTGGCCTCCGTGAATAAAAGAATGGCACGGCAGACACACGACCAGGCCGTTACCGGGCTGGGTACGCAAGGCTGGCCATTGCGACCACTTGAAAACATGGTGAGCCTGCAATCGCTCTGTTGATCCGCAGAAGACGCAACAGCTATCACGATCATGCACGGCCCGGGCCCAGGCCCGCACGGCGGGATCGTTGCGATCTGTGATGACTTCAGGCATAAGCGCATCCCGCCGGATAGCCGCCCGCCACCAGGATGCTCGCCATGGCGGCCACCAGCGTGTTGCCGGTGGTGCAGATATCGTCCAGGACTAACACTGTCTTGCCGCGCACGTCCAGGGCGGGGGGCGCATACACTTTGCTGATATTGGCGCTCCAATGTTTGCCGCTTTTGGCGTAGCGATCAGGCCACAGCAGGGCCAAATTAAGACCGAGGGCGCCCAACGCGCGTTCGCACAGTATTTGCGCCGGATAGGCCCCGTAATCATGAAATGACGGCGGCGGCACCGTCACCATATCCATTTGGCCGATGCCGCGTTCATGCAGAAATTCGACGAACTCGGTGATCGGCGGTTCCACCAGGGCCCTTTGGTGGTTGAAAGCCTTTTTCCACTCCAACACCTGACCGCGGCGCTTGCCAATGCGATTGGGCATGGACCCGTGAACCACGAAATAGAGACCGCGGCGGTTACCGATCCACATGGCGATAGATCGCTCGCGCCACATTGGCGGCGGCCAGGGCGGCAAAAAACCGCCGCGGATCGTAATGCAGTATCAACAGCGACGATAGGCGTTTTTCGTCTTTAGTGAAATTATCCATCGCCACATCCAGTTCTTCGACAGGCATGGGTGGTAGTTCAAAGCGATCTGTTGGCATGGTGATGTTAAGGGCGCGGGCCGGTGGTGCTGCGAATGGCGCGCAGGGCGTCGATGAGGCCGGCGTCGAAGGCGCGGCCGACGCGGTGCAGTTCGGGATGGAGCAGGCGGGCGCGTTCGCTGGCGCTGGGCACGGCGGCGAGGCGGGCGGCGAGCTGGTCCACGACGCGCTGCAGGTGATCATGCAGGCGGGCGCCGAGGCCATGGCTTTCGCGGCCGATGTCGTCCACCAGCAGGCGCAGGCCGCGCTTGAGGGCG